TTGGTATGCCAGCCTGGCCGGTCAGCGTCTGTGGGCGCAGGCGGTCCGGGAGTGCGAGGTGGAAGATTGCTGGCTGATCCTGCCGGGGCAAGGAGTGCCGTGCTGTCCCGAGCCGGTCGTGTTCGCGGAGCACGCCTGGCAGGTGCGTGAAGGTGAGGTGGAGCTGCGGCTGCATGTCGTGCCGGGGTCGACGCAGCAGGTGGGGTTGCCGATGGGGGTGGGGGCGTGACGGATAGCGTGATCACCATGGGCGACGATTGCACGCTTTTCCTGGGCGACTGCCTGGACGTGCTCAAGACCCTGCCATCGGATAGCGTGGATGCTATCGTTACCGATCCGCCCGCTGGCATCGGCTTCATGGGCAAGGACTGGGATCACCACAAGGGCGGCCGCAAGCAATGGATCGCCTGGATGACCGAAATTGCCAGCGAATGTTTGCGCGTCCTTAAGCCCGGCGGCCACGCCTTGGTGTGGGCCATTCCCAGAACCAGCCATTGGACCGCGACCGCCTGGGAGAAAGCCGGTTTCGAGATCCGCGACCGCATCGCCCACATCTTTGGCAGCGGCTTTCCCAAGTCAGCCGACGTGTCAAAGATGATCGACAAGCTGCATGGGGCGGAAAGGGAGGTGGTTGGCAAGTATCAGCCGCCAAACGGATCAACCTGGAACCTGAAAAATGACATGCGCGGAGGCGAAATCGGCGTACCGACTGGAAAGCGAAGCGAGCACATGGATATCACTGCCCCCGCCTCCGACCAAGCCAAACAATGGCAAGGCTGGGGCACCGCACTCAAGCCAGCAATGGAGGATTGGTGGCTGTGTCGCAAGCCCCTGGAGGGCACGGTTGCCGCCAATGTGCTTAAACATGGCGTCGGCGGGTTGAATGTCGATGGGTGTCGGGTTGTAGCGGATAGCGGCGATCTGCCGCTGAGATGGGAAAGCCCAAGAGGCGGAATATTCAAGACCGGACCATCCCCAAAAACAGCTGCACAAACGAATCAAAACGGCCGCTTCCCCGCCAACCTGATCCACGACGGATCGGATGAGGTGATGGCGCTATTTCCGCAAGCGCGCAGTAGAGGGATATACGAATGCAAAGCCAGCGGTAATACCGGGAATCGCGTCACCAACTTTAGCAGTAGTGGCATTCCGTCAACGATGTATGACGATTCAGGCTCTGCCGCCCGATTCTTCTACTGCGCCAAGACCAGTCAAGAAGACCGCGATGAAGGTTGCGAAGGGCTATTAGACGGCGTTATCGCGCGATCCTGTCAAGCTCAAGCTGAGGCAAAGCGAGGAAATGTAGTCGTCGCCGAAGAGGGTGCATTCAACAAGGCGCGATTGGCCCGCAATCACCATCCCACGGTCAAGCCAACCGAGTTGATGCGCTACCTCTGCCGCCTAATCACCCCGCCCGGCGGCATCCTCATCGACCCATTCATGGGTTCCGGCTCCACCGGAAAGGCCTCCATGCTGGAAGGTTTCCGTTTCATCGGCATCGAGCGCGAACCCGACTACTTCGCCATCGCTGAAGCCCGCATTCGCACCGCGCAACAGCGCGCCTTCGACGCCCGCCGCCAGCAAGTCATAGACCTTGAGCCCGCCCCGGAAAAGCCGGTCAGCCAGCCGGCGATTCAGCCCGCGCTACCGCTTGAGGCCGCCGCATGAACGGCCTCACCCGCTGCGACGAGCCGGCTGGCGTGCTCATCGGCCCCATCACCCTTACCGGCCAGCTCTATTACCAGGGGCGGCCCCAAGGCCCCGGCCTGATCGCCACCACGGACGAGGGGCTACTTGAGCAGGCCCGCGCCCTGAAGCATGCCCTGATCGCCGGCCATCCGCTTGGGATGGAGATCTGGCGCGACGATGCGGCCTGGGAATTGCGCTGGCGTGAGTAGCGACGCAAGGACCCGAGACCAGTGGACTACCGGCAACTATTGCGCCTGGGTAGAGGCCGGGGCGACCCGCGAGGAGCGGGCCAAGAGATTGGCGCAGGTGCCTGAAGCCTGGCGGGAAGCGGTGGAGGCGCATGTGCGCTGCTGCTTCCAGGTGCGGGGCGAGGCCCAGTATCGGCGCGAGGTGATGGCGATGCAGGGGAAGCGGAGATGAAGGCTTTAAGTGCCCAGGCCGGTGGCAAGACCGGCCAGGACAAGAGATTAAACGCCACCCCGCGGCGGGCAAACGCCGAGGGGTGACTTTCACCAACCGATAAACAAGCTATCAGCAGATGACCGCATCACTATCGCCAAAAATCCCATCCATGACAAGCTGATTGAAGAAAGGCGGCGCCACAACGCGGAGATTTTAACGGTAACGGCAACCAGGCAACGAGGGCACCAAAAGCCATCGCGTTATTTTAACGGGCGCCAGGCATCGCTGTTTGGTGTCGATAGCACGGCATGAGAAATGACATGACATCGTTTTTTGCTTGCATGGTTAAGTGTCCATGCGGATAATTGAAGAACGCCCCCGCCTTGTGTTTGCACCACGCGGCGGGGACTTGCCACAACCCAACCTAACCACGAGGTTCGGCCATGACTGACTTTTATCATACAGCGGCAGTCCCGCTGCGTCACCCCTTAACCCCCATCTTTTTTTCAGTCCGGTCTCAGGAAGAGGAAAATCAGGAATTGGAGTCCGAGCAATGAACAACCCATGGTTTCGCTTATATTCAGAAATTGTTGACGACGAAAAATTGCGGTTATTGGCTTTTGAGGATCGCTGGCATTATGTCGCCATTCTTTGCTGCAAGTGCAAGGGCATTCTTGATGGTGATGACAGCCGCGAGATGATGTTCCGCAAGGTGGCGGTAAAGACCGGTCTTCAGGTCAGGGAACTTGAGGAGGTAGCCAGGAGGCTTGATGAGGTCGGGCTGATTAACAGGGATACTTTACAGCCAATGGGGTGGGACGTGCGGCAGTTTGTCTCCGATTCCAGCACTCCACGAGTGCAGAGGCATCGGGAAAAACGCAAGGAAAACAAAGAGGACAATGAATGTAACCACGGGAATCGTTGCAGTAACGGCGACGAAACGTTACAGGAACGTTTCTGTAACGGACCAGATACAGATACAGATACAGATACAGAGTTAGAAGAAGCTAA